TCTAGTCAGTAAACTATTATTTATATCATTTGCAAAATTCTGATGTTTTTTTTCTGATTCAGTCGCTGTATTTATTAACTTCGCTACTTCTTTTCTGTTTTTCTTACCTTGTTCTTCCGAGGCTCTTATTTTATTGCTTATTTTTAATACTTCTCTCTCCGCTTGTGCTAGTTTCTTTGTGTTATTCGTTATAGCTGCTTGATTTCCCTTATGTTTTTCCAAACCATCATTTTTACGTTTCAGAGCTACTTCTTCATTTTTATCAAGTCTAGCCTGTCTACGTTCTCGTAAAGCCAAAACTTCGTTTAACTTTTCATCTAACTCTAATCGTTGTTTACTTTTTGTTAATTCATCGGTTGCCATTAGTTATCTCGTACTGGTAATTTTGATCGTTCTATTGCCGCATCAAGTTTATCAACTGCTTTATTAAAGTCACCCATAGCTTTTCGAAACCCCGCATCCTTCATATAAGAACGTTCTTTCTTTGATAATTTTTTTCTATCTTTAATGAATTTTTTCAAGGAATCAAAAAATCCCTCTGATAATATATTTTTTCTATTCATAAACGACATGATGTAGTTCTCCTAATATATTAATAAATATCAAAAAGGGATTATTTCTTTGGATTGAATCGTCTTGGAATCGTAGGTTGTTTTGAAGTTTGTTGTGCCTTTTTCATTTCTTCATTTTCTTTCTTTTTAAAATCCGAATATTCACGGAAATAAAAATTTCTTAAATGAACAGGCATGTAATAGACATCACTGAATGTAAATCCAGGAGTCCCGTATATAAAGTAAAATATATTTTTATGTATGTCTAATTTATTTGATGGTCGAAGGCCAAAAAAACTCTACAGTCAACGGAATACTCACGTCAACTGCTTCACCTCCTATTTCTACTTCTGTTGTCAAATCTATATCAGGTGACATATCACGAATATAATTTCTTAATGCAACAGAATCACGAGCTAAAAGGTTTTGTGTAAAATCACTAATGGTTGCAGGTTTTGAATCACCATCAACTTCGGTGATAGTATATCTTAATCGAGTAGATATCTCTGTACTATATCCATACTTTTTAGATTGTTCTAAATCCTTTTCAATTAATTTTTCTTCATGACCAGTTAATAATTTAAATTTTAATTTATTCTTACCAACAGATGTTGTGTATTCAAATTCATTACCACTATAATCTATGTCTTTTGAAAGTTCTTTAAAAGGACATTGCGATAAATCAAAATTATGTTGTACTTTCTGGTTTGGATCATTTGGATTCGTAACCTCTACGGTATATTCAGGTCCATAAGCCAATATACGAGAAGCAACCAATACGGCATTTTTATCACCAAGAATTAAATCTTCTTGTTTGACTCCATCCGTAACAATCAAACTATCTAATAACTTATCAATAACAAGACCTTTTTTAATCAAGTTTTCAGACATTAATATGTCTTCTTCTCGTGTTGTCATGTATTTTAATTCAAGTTTACCTGATGATAGTGGTGACTCTTTTGGGTATACTTTTCCTTTAGATGGAAGGTCTATGACTTCCGTAGGAAAGTTGTGTTCTGACATTATAACTCCTTAGTGATTAATAACTATTAAAATTCAAGTATAGCGTAATCGTACCTTAATGTTAATGTGATTTCAACTGGATTAGAATCTTCAAATGCTAAATCACCAAACGTAGCGTCTTGAATATAAGTTCCATATAGTGTCCATTTTTCAACGATGTCACCAACGGGTCCTAATACTTGAAATGTAACGTTTTTCTTATAAAAATCTTGATATCCATCACGACCAGTTGCACTTTCATGATGTAATCTTACCCATTCCATGACAGCAGATGCTGCGGAAGGAACAATCGGATCATACAGAGTAATCTGTAGTGTTTGCCATTTACCCTTACCCTTAACATACTTCGTAATATTCATATGCTCCAAAACAACTTCATCAAAAGTAATCTGAGGTCTTTGAGCTGTTTTAATTGTAAAAGCTGGGATACCTGCTATTTCCATGATGAAACGATTCTTTAATTTCGGTTCATATGGTGTGTAAAATATCTTATTCGCTTCTAATAGTTCTGCCATGTTTTGTCTCCAATAATAAATATCAATTTATTTAAAATTACTCCGGAAATGCTGCGCCAGTTGGTTGAACAATGAAATCCAATACAATGAATTCAGCAGTTCTTGCCGGTTGTAAGAATACCTGACCAATCAACATATTTCTATCAATAGTTTCTGGTGTATTATTTGTATCGTCCATAATAACTCTAAATGCATTTAATCCACTATTTGACTGAACTTGTTCTAAATAAGGATTAACAATATTCAAGAATTGATTTCTCAAATCACTTGTATTTTGTTCAAATACCAAGAGTCTTGAAGATTGTGCAACAAATTTCTTCACATCAATTAACAATCTACGTACATTTACTCTATCAAGAGCACTTGCTTTCTTCTGTAATGTCTTTTGCCCAAATACCGTTACACCTTGTCCTGGAAATGTTGCAATCGGATTAACATTTGAATCATACAATGTATCTCTTTGCGCTTGACTTAATTTTCTATAAGCCTGTACTGCACTATCGACACCACCACGATTCAAACCCGCGGGTGCAAACCAAGGTTGGCCAACAGTATCGTTAAAATGATAAACACCAGCAATCACAACTGAAGGTGGAACGTATCTATAACTACCTAATGTAGCATCTTGAATCTGTACCCAAGGGTAATAAGTAGCAGCGTAACTTGAATTACGTGCTTCTGCATTTGCCTTTATATTAGAGACAGTTTCAGTCTTTTTACCACCGTCAATTACTAAGAAAGTATCACCTCTGTCTTCACATAATTGAATAGCATCACCTATAATAGCATTATGTCCAGCACCAACACCTTGGTCGATTATTCCTGGTAAAAACAGTAGATTGAAATCATATTCATCTTTATTTTTCAAAACACTAAGTGCAGTTCTATATCCACCACCAACAGCAGCTGATTGAACTGGATAAGCTGACTTACCTGATGCTGCGCTATTAACATCAACTCCTTGTGAATTACCTAAATCAGTTTCATCAGCTAAATAAAAATTAAACGGATGATCTATTTCACTTCCAAAAGCTCCACCAGCAAATGAACCACCTTTACTTCCACTACCTACTGCTGGAAAATATGATGCTGAATTCGAATATTTTGGAGTAATTACATTACCATTTTCATCAAGATAATTTGGAGTTTTAGTACCATCAGGAAATGAACTTACTCTTACATATTTTGACTTATTTGGATAAGTACCAGTTTCCTTTACATAAGCCGCGGAATCTTCTACACCAATTGTTGTATTTGTATCTCCAATTCTTTTCAAAATATAATTACTAGTTGCAGGATCTAAAGACAAATTTTCATGAGTTTCAATCACTTGTTTCTTTTTAACTGTATCATTACCTGCTCTAATCAACAAAGTAAAAGTACCTTTTTTCAAATTTCTTTGTGAAACTTCCCATCTGAAATTACTAGGTCTACCACCAAAACTACCAGCATTAAATTGATCATTACCAGCTGAACTTGTCAATGGAGTCAATATCATATCAGTACCTAATGAACTCGTATTATTGAATTCAGGTCCATTACCTAATGCTTCAAGAGTAAATAATGTACCTTGAGTAGTGGTATTAGTTCCACCTTGCATACTAACTGGTGCACCCCATCTAGGACTTGTTGAACTACTTGTGAAAGTATAATTATATGCTGTACCAGCAGCTGATGCAGTAATTTCTACTATATTAGTATTATTTGATGCTGATATACCTAAAGTTGTTGTACCGGCAAGTTCTGCATCATTAATTGCATTAACTAAATTCAGAGCTACCGTAGTTGTGGTTGTTGTCGCATCTTGAACATCTGGAAAATCTACAAATACCTGACCAGAAGTATTTACTAAACCAGTAGATGAAGATACAAATGTATAATCTACGTTTTGTATTCCAAATTCATCGGAAGCACCTGTTAGAGAACCACTTGGAATATTGTTAATTGTAATTGAACCAGTAGCAGTGTTAGCTCCAGATGTTACACTGGAAATAACATTACTTGTAGCTTTGGTTTGATTTGCCTGTGCAACCCTTACAATCGTAGCAGGTCCACCTTGGCGTAAATATTCTTTAGCCGTATGGGATGTTAAATATTGATAACTATCCGAACCACTTGTAATTACTTCACCAAATATATTGACATATTCACTATATGAACTAACTACGGTTGGGATTAAAACTGGACCTTTGACAGTCGGGCCAACAATAGCTGCCCCGATGGGACCCGCGGTTGCTGGTAAAAAAGATTGATCTATTTCGTTGGTAAATACACCTGGACTAAGTATTTTTTCAGCCATTTAAAGTCTCCGAAGGTATTGGATTAAATATAATTATTCATATATAAATATTATACAATTTTCAAAAGAGAACTTTATTG